AGAGGTGGGTTTTGGTTCTAAAGGTTGAAGTAAAAACAACAATTCTGGTTTTTTAAGTTTCTTAACTTCTTCTTTGGTCGATAAATGCTTGTCTACAACAAGTTTTCTTAAATCATCTACTCGCATTTGGTCGTGTTTAAGAGGTGTTTGGTTTGCGGGCTCATGCAAAGCGGAAGCGGGTTCATGCGACGTGGAAGCGGGTTCATGCGACGTGGAAGCGGGTTCATGCGACACGGAATCACGCGATTGCTCCTGTGTCTCTTCCTCACCAGGCTCAATCTTAATTTTAAGAGATGTAATATCCAATTTGTCTACTTTTACAACATTTCCTATTTTAATACTATCATCTTTTGTGTTGGTATTCGACACTTTTTTATTTTCATTGTCGCTTTCGTCATCACTTTCATTGTCGCTTTCACTATCATCATATTCAATCTCATAAATAGTAGACGATGAGTTATTAAAAGAATTGTTATGATGATGTGTCGGCAAAGTGTCTAAATTAATTTCACTTATAAACATAGACAAATCTTGAACATCTACTATTTTAATATGGTGGGTTGGCATATCATCAGAAACTTGTATAAAACTACTTTCTTTATCATTTGAAATAACTTTTACATTGTCATCACAATCTTCGTCTTCAGTATCACTTTCACTAGAACTATCATCCTCATCCTCATCGCTATCGTCATTATCATTGTCATCGTCATCTGATACCACAATTTTATCAGCCGACGCACGTGCTTCAGGCGTAGATAAATCTTCTGAAGTTACTTCTTGTTGAATTGTCGGCGGTCTCGCAGCACCAAACTCATTCTGAACATTGGCAATAAACGAAGATAATACTTGATTTTGTCGTAAAATAGCCACTTCTACCATATGTAAACGTGAATTACAATAATATACAATTGCCCCGCATAATACAAGTGAAATGCCAATAGACGCTATTAAACTGATATTCATGCTTCTAAATATGCTCATTATTAGAGAGATGGAATATATTTTAAATAGTTATTAAACGCCGCTTTTGAGAACGCTTTTGAGAAAAGCGTGGCAAAACCGATGTAAGTTTTGTGGAGGATATTTGCCTTAATTTTTGCCTTAATTTTGGTTCAACCTTTTTCTAAAAGGTTGTTGTGAGTATTCTCAATAATTTCTTTTGGATAGTTTAAATCAATCAATACTTTAATACCCCCTTTAATTGTAGATATTCCCTTAATCATTTTATAAGTGTATTTAAAATTCATATAATCTTGTCGACTACAATCACTCATAATTTTCATATTATAATTTCCAATTCTTTCAGTAGAGTCCAAACGTTTGCACAAGTCTAAATAATGAGTAGTAAGCATAAATGTAACATTCTTATATTTGTTCAAGTAGTTGAGAAATGAATGAGCGCTACCAATAGCTTCATAGGGGTTGGTGCCCGAGTAGAGTTCATCAAACACGCAAAAATGTCGCGTAGTTAACGGCATGGTGTCTATGGCCGTTAAAATATCTTTACAACGCCTGGCTTCTGCTTGAAATAAACTATCACGTCCAGAAGTATCGGGTATATTGATATAACAGTGTATGACATCATAGGGTTCTAAAGTCGCCTTTTTATAAAAGCCAAATCCAATCTGTTGTGAAAGTATAATATTAAATATTGTTGTTTTGAGTAGAGTTGTTTTACCCGCGGCATTCGGGCCTGTTATTAAAATATGATTATCTATATTATAAGTGTTCTTGACTGGGTTAGCGTTAACCAGCGTAGGAAAATAAGCCCCTACAAATTTGGTCTTTTTATTTTTGCCAACAATCTTACAGGGGGCAATATGCGAGTGTTTAATATTTTCTCTCAATCCTCGTAAATTGTCTAAATAACCATTTAGACCAAATGAATAATTCAAAGAATCAAAACACTCTTTATTTTTATACAATTGATAAAAGCATTTCATAACATGACCAATTTGTTTAAATTTTTTTATATTTATTTTATTTGGCTCTACTTTATCTAAATCAGTTTTTAATAGTTGAAGAGTAGATGCGTGTTTATTCATAACAGTTATAAAAGGCTGGTATGATTTGACACCATTATGTAACTGGTTATAGTGTTCTATATGTTGTAATGTTATATCTACATAATCTCGTATAGTAAACAATTGTTCATGTATATTTTTCATATTTTTATAAAATTTAAAACATGAAATAATATTTTGATACACTTGTAAAAAATAAAAGCCAATAGATATGATAATATAAATAAGTTTATCCCAACTAGCAGAGCCTATATTAAACAGTTGTCCTATACTATGTTTTGAAACCACCATTTTAAGTATTTCAATATATTTCAAAATACTTATAGGCACACCTTGTAATTTCAATAGGATTAGCGGAAGAATAAGAAAAAATACCGGTAGAAAAAGCGATATAACAGGCGACGACATGTTATAGATGCTTAACCATTGAAGGAACTGTGCATTGTTATTAAAACTTTCAAACATTTGAATATCAATGTAATAGTATTTATCATTGAAACCAGAGCCAGCATTTACATTTTTAACTTCGTTCATAATAGCTATCACTTTATCTACTTGTGATGGTTCGAGTAGATAATTCATATTTTTTTTAATAACCTTTTGTGAATCTTTTAGAAATTGTTTATCTGACGTATAGTATTGACTCCACAGGTCAATTGTATTTTGAGAAAACTGATTCGATGGATTAAATACATAAGTGTATAACGACACTTCCGTCTGCTGCTTTTCTTTTGCTTTTAATTCTAAATCAGTTATAATATGCTGCTCAATCTCCTTTTTAGTTTCTATATAAGCAATTGGTAGGTTGAACTCGTTGCTAGTATCTGATTGTGTCATGGGGTTATACCTCTACTTTTTAAAAAAAAGTAGGGCAAAAAACGACTGTAAAAAAGTAGGGAAAAAAGTAGGGCAAAAAAACGACTGTAAAAAAGTAGGGCAAATTTAATAATTTTTTGCCCTACTTTTTTTTAAAAAGTAGTTTTAAAAAGTATTTTTGTCCTACTTTTTTTAAAAAGTAGTAGTAGTAGTATAACTAAATCGCCCAATTTTCCGTCAATTCATTAATCCGTGTCCCATAATATTCTTCTACATCTTTCAATGAACGCATATCCCGTTGCGTAACAAAATTAATTCCAACACCCTTACGACCCCATCGTCCACTGCGACCAATGCGATGAAGATAAGTATGCACACAGTTCGGTACATCAAAATTAATAACAGTACTCACCTGTTGAATATCTATACCACGTGCGGTTACATTCGATGAAATCAATACACGCGATTTACCACTTTTGAAATCCATATAATTTTTAGTGCGTTCCATTTTATCCATACCACTATGAATATGCGATACTGGAAAATCATCCGACATCATAGCCTCGTATAAATCAGATACACGTTTAATACTATTACAATAAATAATACTTTGACTGACGGAAATGGAACCATAAATATCTTTAAGTGTATCGTATTTCTGGCTGTCATTATCCAGTGCGACGTAATACTGACTAATTCCTTCCAATGTCAATTGCTCTGCTTTCACAAATATTTCTACTGGGTTACGCATAAACTTTTTCGTCAATGTATTTAATTCTGGCGGCATTGTAGCACTAAATAATGCCACCTGAATTTTGCTTGGCAAGTATTGAAAAATAGTATAAACCTGCTCTTTAAATCCAACCGATAACATTTCGTCCGCTTCATCAAGAACGAGAATAACCATTGCATGTGTAGAGAGTTTTTTACGTTTAATCATATCGTAAATACGACCAGAGCAACCAACAACAACATGCGGTGTATTATCTTGTAACGCTCGAATATCATCATTTGTCGATGTACCACCTACAAGCAGCTGGGTGCGTAAGCCCGGCATTTGATTGCCTATCGCATCAATCACTTCTTTGGTTTGAATAGACAGTTCGCGCGTAGGCGAAATAACCATTGCTTGTGTTACATTTTTGGTAATGTCAATCAATTGAAGAATACCAATCGCAAAACAACCGGTTTTGCCTGTACCGGATTGTGCTTGAGCAATAATATCCTTTTTCCCAAACATAGGTAGAATAGCATGTTTTTGAATAGGACTCGGCTTTTCAAAGCCATACGAGTAAACGCCCCTCAATAATGGTGTTTTTATATCTATGAGTTCTTCCCAAGAAGAAATTTCTGTAGTTGTGTTTGTGGTCGTGGCTGCGGTTTCTGTAGTAGGATCAGACATCATTATAGTACTACTGCTTTAATATTTAAGTGTAATTATTATATAATAGTTAAGTGAAATGGATATAAACACTTGAAGCGATATTATAATAACCATAGATACTAGCAATGAGCGTGGCTACCGTGGTAAGATATACAAAAGCGGATTTCGATAAAATTCAAATGGACGGATTTTCATATACATTGAGTCCAGCCACGATGAAAATTATTCAAGAAATTGCTAATCAAGTGGGGTCACCTGAATATATTAAAACGCCACAATTTGAAAAGCGAGAAAATATCAATATTATAGGAGGGTATAATAGTGGCGGAAACAATAACAAACATCGGAAAAACAAGCCACAAGAGCTGAATGATGAAGATTGGAATAGTCTACGTAACTTTCCAACAACCGTCATAAATAAGAAAGCAGGCATTGATGCTGCGATTGACCAAATTAGAAAGCACCTGAATAAAATGACAACTAAAACGTACGAATCCTTGAAAGAAAAGATTTTTGAAGAAATCGATAAAATTAAAAACTATGATGATCAAGATTCGGAGCTGGTTAAAATCGGAGAAGCCATTTTTAATATTGCTAGTGGTAACAGTTTCTTTTCAAGTATGTATGCCGAACTATTTAAAGAATTGATGGAAAAGTTTAATTTTATGCGAGTCATTTTTGATACTAATTTTGAAAAGTTTCGATCTATCTTTAATACGATTGACTACTGTGACCCCAATACGGATTATGATAAATTTTGTGTAAACAACAAATTGAATGAACAACGCAGAGCGATTAGCTTGTTTTATGTTAACCTAATGATTCAGGAAGTGATTGAACCCAGCAAAATTATTGCTATTATTCGAGATTTACAAGACTATATGAATACACTCATTGTAACAGACAATAATAAAACGATTGTAGACGAATTGACCGAGGTATTGTATATTCTTATTACCAATAGTTATGATGTTATTAAAAATGTGGAAGAAGACTGGTCAGTTATTTTCGCATTTGTTAAAACAGTTTCGGAAATGAAGCCGGCAACTATAAATAGCGTTTCAAACAAGACTGTTTTTAAACACATGGACATGTTGGATGTTATTTAGGTAAGATATAGACCTTTTGAGAAAGTATATTTTGGATGTGTATTTGTATTTGCTTTTGATTTTGATTTTGATAAAATAATATAAGAGGTAATAATTTTTGTAATCAAAAGCATTATTGTGTATATTTTTAAATTATCTTTAATTAAAGATAATTTAAATACTTTTAAATATAATTATATATTTAAAGTATGGGTTCCGTAGGAAATCATAATAACATTTATAATTCAACTGTTATTAACGATTTGACATCAGGTATATATTATAAATTTGAAGAAAAGGAAGAATATGAAAATAAAATAATTAATGTAGATGATTTTTTAAGTGAGATGGAGTCGTCGTATAGTACAAGTGTAAGCACGACAAGTAATAACAGTGACTGTGATAGCGATTGTAATATATCACATGCTATTTTAGAAATAGAATATAGTACAAATTATAATGTTAAAGGATTAGCACAAATCATGGATTACTATGATTTGAGTAAGAAAAATATGCGAAAAGATGAAATGATTCAAATGATTATTATGTTTGAAACGGATCCTAATAATTTGAAAATAGTAAATAGGCGACGGCGCATGTATAAGTATATAAATGAGTTGAAACGTGACAAGTATTTTAGTAAATTTATACTTTATACTTTTTGAACTTGTTCCATGGCGAAAGCGTTATGATAAACATTTTTTAAAGGTTTATAATATAATGGTAAGATCTCTCATTCAACCCACCATTGACTATCCAGTACAAAAAACATTATATGACGAAGATAAAGAATTTGAAGCATCCATGTATAGAGTTACTATTCTAGGTGAGGAAGTCATCGTTGCTTTAGGACAAGCCAAGTATACCTATATTGATAGTAATGTCATTTTTTATCCTATTTATTTAGTTAAACATAACAAAGTAGATGTACAGATTGGTGTATATGAGATACCGGTGGCAGATGTAAGTTCTATTATAGATGAGGATGGTGACGTAGACGTCAGTTTTATGGGAGAACCCATATTATATCCATTTGTCAGTAAAGTGATATTGACTGGTAAACCGATACGGGCGGAAGTAGATGCTGAAGCTGCGCTAGCGACGGAAGATGTTATAGCTGTCACTGTATTAACACAAACCATGGAGGAGGCTATTAAAGAACGAGAAGCATTTAAATTTAATAAAACTCTACCTTGGATTCAACGATTTATGAAAAACAACAATTATAAAATAGTAGACAATGAAGGTAAGGGGGACTGTTTATTCGCTGCTATTCGTGATGGGCTTAAAATGTCGGGTGTTCATGTCAGTGTCGAGGATATGAGAAAGATACTCGCAGCAAATGCTACTGAAGATATCTTTCAGAATTATAAAACACTCTATGAAGCCAGTGTGGAAGAAGATAAAAAAATAGCCAAAGAGCTTAAAGTGTTGACCGACAGACATGCTGAACTTAAAAAACAAATTACATTAGAAAAAGATAGAGGTACTCAACAGGCTATCGTAGCCCAAGCTGAAGAAATTAATATACGTCACAAAGATATTAAACAAGATAGAATAGCTACTAAATCCATGATGGCGGAATTTAATTTTATCAAAGGCGTAAAGGATTTAGACATGTTTAAACTCAAGGTACAAACGTGTGGGTTTTTGGGTGACACCTGGGCGATATCTACGCTTGAACGGGAATTACAAATTAAAATGGTATTAATGTCTAGAGCTAATTTCAGAGCGGGTGACGAAGATAATGTACTCACGTGTGGACAACTGAATGACGAGGTATTGGAAGCGGCTGGCAAATTCGAACCCAAACACTATATTCTGTTGGATTATAATGGCGCCCATTATCAACTTATTACCTATAAAGACCATGGTTCATTTACATTTACAGAGCTGCCTTATGATATTAAAACCTTGGTATTAAATAAATGTTTGGAAAGACAAGCAGGACCCTATTACATTATTCCTGATTTTCAAGAATTTATGAAAACTGAAACGAATAAAGAAGGTACTGTAGCTACTGCTGCTACTGCTGCTACTGTTGCTACTGCTGCTACTGCTGCTACTGCGGCTACTGTGGAAGCTATAACGGTATTTGATTTAGAAAAAGAAAAAGAAAAAGAAAAAGAGCCGCATAT